TTCATCTGGCTTAACAATCTACAACCCACAAAATCTCGCTAGTATGCTAAAAGGCATGAAGAATAAAACTATGACGAGAGAACAGAAGATTGCTGAGAGATTAAAGTACGATACAGTTGTTGTGTCTACTGACCAATCTCTAGCTAATTAGTTTGTTAGGCATGGTAGATTATATCTGTAAGTCCTAACATTATCACCGCTCCCTGCTTTCATATCTGACCAACTGCTCGGGGGGCGGTGTCCTCGAGGGGTCCCTATTAAATCTCATATATACACAGAAAAAAGAAGGGGGCACCCCAGATCTAGTATAAGGGGTCCCAAAAAATACCACATATTGCCTTGTTTCATAAATAGATAAGTGCTAAATTCATTTTCACTCTTAAACACAAAGGTGCAAAATTTTTTATAAAATTTTTTCAAATGCTAACACCAGAACAAATAGATAATCTACCACCAGATACTAAAAAAGAATATTTGAAGACAGCTTTACTACTTAATCAAAAAAGGGAAGATGATTCTGTTAGAAAAGACTTTCTATCTTTTGTAAAGCACATGTGGCCGGAATTCATTGAAGGTGAACATCATAAAATTATGGCTGAGAAGTTTAACCGCGTTGCGAGCGGCGAGCTCAAGCGATTAATTATTAATATGGCACCAAGACATACAAAATCAGAATTTGCATCTAACTATCTTCCTGCATGGATGATCGGTAATAATCCACAATTAAAAATTATCCAAGCAACCAACAACGCGGAGCTTGCTGTACGTTTTGGTCGTAAAGCTAAAACATTAATTGACCAAGAAGACTATCAGAAAATTTTTAACACAAGACTAAGAGAAGATTCTCAAGCTGCTGGTAAATGGGAGACCGCCCAAGGTGGTGAATATTATGCAGCTGGTGTCGGCGGTTCAATTACAGGTCGTGGTGCGGACTTATTGATTATTGATGATCCACACTCTGAGCAAGACGCAATGAACCCCGCTTCGTACGACAGGGTTTATGAATGGTATACATCAGGACCACGACAAAGGCTTCAACCTGGAGGTAGAATTATTGTCGTTATGACAAGATGGTCAGTAGCTGATCTAACAGGTAAATTAATGAAAGCACAAAAAGAGCCTAAGTCAGATCAATGGGAAATAATTGAATTCCCTGCAATCATGCCATCAGGAAAACCCGTTTGGCCCGGTTATTGGAAGCTAGAAGAGTTAGAAGCGGTGAAAGCATCGGTTTCAGTGTTAAAATGGAACGCACAATATCAACAAAACCCAACAGCAGCTGAAGGTTCTATTATCAAAAGAGAGTGGTGGAAAAAATGGCCACACGACAAATTACCTCCCTTAATGCATGTAATTCAGAGCTATGATACCGCTTTTATGAAAAAAGAGACTGCCGATTACAGTGCAATTAGCACTTGGGGCGTGTTTAGACCAAACGAGGACAGCGAACCGCGGATTATTCTTCTTGATGTAGTTAAAGATAGGTATGAGTTCCCTGATCTTAGAAAAAAGGCAAAAGAGCAATATGACTACTGGAAACCGGAGACAGTTATCATTGAGGCCAAAGCTTCGGGCTTGCCTTTAACATATGAATTACGTAAGATGGGTATACCGGTTATTAACTTTACACCAAGTAAAGGAAATGATAAACATACAAGAGTAAACTCTGTAGCTCCAATGTTTGAAGCTGGGATGGTTTGGTATCCTGATCGGAAGTTTACAGAGGACATGATTGAGGAGTGCGCTGCATTCCCACTAGGCGAACACGATGACTTAGTGGACAGTATGACTCAAGCATTAATGAGATTTAGACAAGGTGGTTTTGTAGATCATCCAGAAGATTACGAGGATGAAAAACTTACGCATCAAAACAGGACGTATTACTAATGGCAGGTCGCGACGATTTTTTACAGTGGTTAAGAGGACTTTTAAAAGGAAGTGATGGAATAACTTCTTCTTCTGCAGGGACAAAAGCTGTAGATGAGGCAACTGCATTAACAGACAATGTATTCACCATGAAACCTAAAAGTGATTACGATGAAACAATAGAATCTCTCAATAAAACAAAAGCAGAATTTGACGATCATATCCAGGCTGTAACTGGACCAATGGAAGATTACATGACTAAGACTACTGAGTTTTTAGAAGGTGAAACTTGGACACAAAAGTATTTCAGAAACAGGGCTGAAGATTATGAAATGGCAGACCATATGTATAAGTATGGTTTGTATGACAGAGCAGCATACCTTAAAAGATTAGATGAGATAGAAAATGAATATAATGCTGCGCGTTATGAACAAGTAGTTTCGAATGATATAAAAGCTGGAAATAAAGTTAAAGAAGATCCATATAAAGATGTGGCAGCTAGTGAAGGTGGTCTCCACCCTATCTTAGATGAATCAGAGGTTCTTCCTGAACCATCTTTTATGCAAAACGAAGGAGCAAAAATAGAAAGTTTTTCAGATGTACAAAAGAGAAGAGGAGTAGGTCCTTTCGCAGATGATGTTAAGGACAATGTAGTGAGCATTGATGATGGTAAAGCTTGGAACCCAAATGAGTTTGATGCAAACTTTAACCAAATGAAAAAAGATAACGAGACTGGGTTAAGTTTAATTAAAAAAGGAATAGATGACGGAAAAATAACAGCACATGATGAAGCAGACTTTTTTAACGTCGGAGAACCAGTAAAGATAGGTGTACAAAACGAAGATGCAATGTGGAAAGTTTTAGAAAGAGAACTTTACGATATAGATAAGGCTAGAACTCCTTATGGGACACCAGAGTCTATGCTTGCAGATATATATAATGATATTCAAAGTGGAACGAGATATGGAATTGCAAATGAACAACAACGATTACAAATGTTAGAGCGTATTAAAGAAAGCATGAGAAACTACGACATGACTGATTATTTCCCTGAGGATTTTGCAGATAAAGCTCCTTTTGTTATTAAGGATGGTAAAAAAATAACAGCTTCAGGTGTATCAGATGTAACTAGAGCTACTACAGAAGTAGATAAAGTAGTACTTGACGCTTTACAACATAAAAAACTATTAGATGATGCTGGTATTGATACAAGTAATGTTGATTGGGACATTCTTATGAACTCTGATGATTTAGACGCAGTTAAAGCTGAAGCTATTAAATTACAGGAGTCTTTACCTTTAACTAAAGCATTAGAAGCTGATAGCGCTCTTGCTCAAGCAGATGTGGTTACAGTACAAGAAATGATGGAAGAAGCAAAACTTAGTGGTTCAGAAACAAAGTTTGAAGAAGGAAAAAAACTTCTATTAAAAATAAAAGAAGCTTATGAAGAATCTATAGATACAGGAGTGTATAAATCACCTCTTAAAAAAAGAACAGAACATGCAACAGGTGGTCGAATAGGTTTTGCTGATGGAGATGAAGTTAAAGGTAAGTTTCCAATGACTAGAAGAGGATTTTTAGGTACTTTAGGAGGAGGTATATTAGCCGCTCTTGGTATAAGAGGAGGTAAAGAGATTGCTGAGCAAATAGTAACTAAAGGTACACAAGAAGCTATATCAGCACCAGGAATGCCTAATTGGTTTCCATTATTAGTTAAGAAAATTAGACAAAAAGGTACTATCACCAGACAGTCTGATTATAAAGAAGTAAAAGATGAGGGAATAGACATAATTGAATATAAACTACAAGACCCATCTTTACCTACTGGTAGTATTAACATGACAGAAGATTTGTCTACTGGAGAGATAACTATATGGGGAAGGGGTGATGAGTTGCAGGTAGTTGATTTGACATTTACACCAGGAACTAGAAGTGTTGATGTAGAAACAGGAAGAACGTTTGAATCACCTTGGTCGTTTGATGCACAATCGGGAATTAAAAACGCAGAAAATATTCCACCAAGTATAAAACAACTAGACAAACACCCTGTGGCAGTTAATGAACAAGGTACGTTTGAAGTAGGAGAGTTTTATAAAGGTCACGAGGGATGGGGTGATATTGAAAACTTTGGTGGCATGGATGATCTACAAGGAGGCGTTTCGTCTTGGTCTAATATAGTAAAAACAGATGTTCAAAGAGTTGATGAAGCAACTCAAGTAAAAAATAATTTTTTAAAAAAACAAAAAGGACCTATTGAACCTAATATGGCAACAGGTGGCCGTGTAGGTTTACAAGAGGGAGGTATATTAGGACAGCTTGATACAAACCAACAAGCTTCTTTGGCGCATGCTTTTAATTTAGCAGGACAAGCAGGAGCACAACAAGGTATGCAACAGGTTAATACTTCACAACCAACATTAGGAGCAGCAACTGAAAACATTCATCAACATTTAAACTCTATACAACAACAGCTTCAGCAAAACCAACAACCAATGAGTCAAACTCAATCTAGTCCGTTTAATGTGGCTGAAAGACTAAATCAATTTTATAGTATATATGGGTCTAACGCTGGTCGTGGTAATTTACCAATTCAACAAACTCCGGGAGGAGTTCCTCAAGTAAGCATGCTAGAAGAAGGTGCACCTATAAATGGTTTTCCTGCCAATGCTACTGCATCTACGATTAACCCAGCGAATAGACCTAGACCAGAAGACTATATTCTTCAAAGAGGATATGCTAACGGTGGATTAACAAGTACAGTTCCACCACAAAGGGGACCATTAACCAACGGCATTGGCACAAGATTTAAGGAGAGACAAACATGGCAATAGATAAACCTGCAAACTTTGCAGCACCAAGAAAAGTAGTAAACGTACCTGGACAACAAGCTGCTGCTGAGGCTCAAATGGAAATGTTTGCACAACAAGAAAATCAGCAACCAATAGAGATTACACAAACAGAAGATGGTGGTGCAGAAATTAATTTTGATCCAGCTGCAATGAATGTGCAATCTGGTCAGTTTGGAGATAATCTAGCTGACTTACTTGATGATAATTCTCTAAATAAAATTAGTAGTGATTTAATTAAAACATACGAAGATTGTAAAGCATCAAGACAAGATTGGGAAAACACTTATACCAAAGGAATGGATTTACTTGGTTTTAAATATGAAGACAGAGCAGAACCATTTAGGGGAGCTTCTGGTGCAACTCACCCTGTACTTGCAGAAGCAGTAACACAGTTTCAATCTTTAGCTTATAAAGAATTACTCCCGGCAGATGGCCCAGTTAGAACTCAGATTGTTGGTTTGGCTACTCCACAAAAAGAAGATCAAGCAGACCGTGTTAAGAATTTTATGAATTATCAAATTATGGTTGAAATGAAAGAATATGAACCTGAGTTTGATCAAATGTTGTTTAATTTACCACTATCAGGTTCTACATTTAAAAAGATTTATTATGATCAATTATTACAACGTTGTGTTTCTAAATTTGTTCCAGCAGAAGATTTATATGTTCCATACACTGCAACATCTTTAGATGATACAGAAACTGTTATTCACAAAATTAGAATGTCAGGAAATGATTTATTAAAACAACAACTATCAGGTTTTTATTCTGATATACCTGTTGAAGAAGATCATGTTGCTGATGCAGTTGCAGATAAAAAAGATGAGCTACAAGGAATGGATCCAGTAGAAGATGAAATTTATTCTGTATTAGAGTTTCATACAAATTTAGATTTACCGGGCTTTGAAGAAGTAGACGCAACAGGTGGGACTCCTTCTGGATTAAAAGTACCTTACATTGTTTCTATTGATGAAGGCTCAGGGAAAGTTTTATCTATAAGAAGAAATTTTGATCCACAAGATCAAACTAAAAAACGAAAAGATTACTTCGTACATTTTAAATTTTTACCAGGACTCGGGTTTTATGGATTCGGCCTTATCCACATGATCGGCGGTTTATCAAGAACTGCCACTTCTGCTCTAAGACAACTCTTAGACGCAGGCACCTTGGCTAATCTCCCGGCCGGATTTAAACAAAGAGGCATTAGAGTCAGAGACGAAGCTCAACCGTTGCAGCCGGGCGAGTTTCGGGACGTTGATGCACCTGGTGGAAATTTAGCTGATTCGTTTTTACCTTTACCATTTAAAGGACCAAACGCGACTCTCTTACAATTGATGGATGTAGTCGTAGGCGCCGGTCAACGCTTCGCGAGCATTGCTGATATGCAAGTTGGTGATGGGAATCAATCTGCAGCAGTAGGCACGACAGTTGCATTATTGGAACGTGGATCGCGGGTTATGAGTGCGATTCACAAAAGATTATATGCTTCTATGAAATGTGAGTTTATGTTGTTATCAAAATGTTTTGCAACTTATTTACCACCGACTTATCCTTATGATGTTATAGGTGGACAACAACAAATATTTCAAAAAGACTTTGATGATAGGATAGATATAATTCCTGTAGCAGATCCTAATATATTTTCACAAACTCAAAGAATTAGTATTGCACAAACACAATTACAATTAGCAATGTCTAATCCTAAAATGCATAACATGTATCAAGCATATAGAGACATGTATGAGGCTTTAGGTATAAAAAACATAAACACTGTTTTACCCCCGCCACAAGAACCACAACCAATGGATCCAGCGATGGAAAATATGCAGTCTATGGCAGGTAAACCATTTAAAGCATTTCCAGGACAAGATCATCAAGCACATATGGATGCGCATTTAACATTTATGGGTACATTCATGGCCAGAAATAATCCTCAGGCGTTATCTTTATTACAAAAAAATTGTATGGAACATATTGCTTTAATGGCTCAAGAACAAATTGAAATGGAATTTAAAGATGAAATAGCTGAGGTAAAAATGATGCAACAACAACTTGCACCTGTTATGCAACAAATGAAACAAAACCCTCAAGCTATGCAGCAAAATCCTCAAATGATGCAAATGCAACAAAAAATGCAAAACCTGCAAAATAATATTGATTCTAGAAAAGCTAAGCTAATAGCTGAACATACTAATGATTATCTCGAGGAAGAGAAAAAGATACTTAACCAAATAGACAATGATCCATTACTTAGATTAAAATCAGATGAGGTTCAAATTAAAGCTCAAGAAGAACAAAGAAAAGACAAAGAAGGCGAAGAGAAAGCAAACATGGAAACGTTAAAGCTTCTACAAGGTAAGTCTGAATTTGATCAAAAATTAGAGCAAGATGATGAACATCAGAAGCTTAGAGCTGCCGTTTCACTCGCAAAAGACGGAATAAAAAGCATGGATGCTAAATTTAAATCTTCATCAGGCAAATAAATGCCTAGACCTTATCAAAACATGTCTGATATCATGCTCGGTGAAAGACCTGGTTTTGCACAAGGAGGCCCAGATGGATCTGGTAGCAGAGTGTTACCTACATATGGGGCTAATGAATGGGGAGCACATCATACAACACGTTCTAGCAAACAAGCTTTAGCAGAATGGAATAAATCTAAAGGATTAGATATAAATACATCCCACGAAATAAAAGGGGACCAGGAACTACAACAGTATATTTCAAGATATATGAATGCTCAGAAAAAGCATTACATGGAATCTGACAAACATGAAGTGCCTATTGCCATGAGAGACTATTATAGAAATCAAAATAATCCTGTCTTCACGGAAGATAGATCAGGGCTTTATGGTATTAAGCTTCCTCTTTATTCTTGGCAATCTTATAACACAGGTGGAAGAGTAAATAGACCTGACTATAACCCACATAAAAGAGGTTTGGTAGATGAACCCGGTGGTTATTATGGGCAAGGTCCAATGGGAGGACACCATGCTGGGATGGATGGAACTAGTGATAATGATGGATCAGGGAGAGACCCTAGCAACAATAATACTACAACTACAACTACAACTACACCTACCTTTGGTCCTAATGAAGAAGGAACATTTAATCCACACGAAGGTCTACAAGATGCTGTTACTGGAATAACATCTGAAGATGCAGGATCAGGTGTTCAACAAGCTACGATCAATACTTTACGAAACCAAATGATAGAGGATGGGTTGTTGGATTATAATACAACAAACACTCAGTGGGGTATGTATGATCCTGACCCGACTGATGATCATATGACGGCTATGCAGAAAGCGGCGTTAGCTCAAGCCCTGACGTCGGTTACTAATCAAGGTACGGTAGTAGAAGGTTTAACATGGGGAGGACCCTCCTCTTTTAGGGATCATCAACGAAATCAGGAGATTATAAATCAAAACCCCGATTATTATAGTTGGGGGGATGAACAGTATGGACTGAATCTGTCTCCAGAAGCTCTAGCAGCATCTTTAGCAGAAGCAGGAATACAAAATATAGAAGACGCAGAAGCGTCTACACTAGATACCCTAAGTGCGCTGTCAGTACACGCACCAACTGATGAATTCGGTGATATAGTTGGACCTAATCCTCATATAGAAGGTCAAATTAACGCGAGTATGCAAGAAGCGATGTCGGCTCAAATAGGTGCTCTTAATAATATGGCGCAAGAATTTAATGCTCAAGTAATTAGTCCTCAAGATGCTACAGACAAGGATATGCAGAAAGCGTATGGAACACTTGCGAAAGCACTAGGTATTACTACACAAGATGCAATGGACAAATACTCCCCTGAGGCTGCTCTTACAGCACAGGGAGTGATTGAAGGTAATACAATGAATTTTAGTGAGACAGTAGATGCTGTTTTTGGATTTATGCGTGACAAAGTGGATATGTTTAATCCTTTAAACAAGTCAGACTTGGGTGAAATGATGGCTTCGTTGTCTGCTTCAGGGCTAGCTTATGGGACATATGACATGGGGAAAAAAGCTATGGATATGGGAATGGATAGTGAAGATGTTATCGGTGCGATGTTTGGTCAATTGGCCAGTTTGGGAATGCTTGGAAAACTTGGTTCAATGATAACTGGTTTAGATGCAGGTGTAAAAGCAGAAAGTTTTGGTAATCATATAACTGGGAATACTTTGGAGGCTGATATGCGCACGAACCCAGCACTTATGGCTGCTATGGCTGCAGCTTCTGGATATACCGCACCACGTGGTGATGATGTTACTAGTATGGCTATTGATGCCGCAGCAGCAGCGGAATGGGGTTATGGTTATATGGGACCTACGGGTTACATGAGTTCAGACCAATTTAATAATGTATCAGAGTATGGTGATTTATATGGACCTACTTCTATGGCGCAGTATTCGGCTTATGCTTATGGTGCTCTTGGTCTTGATGGTCAGTCAGAATCACCTGGCGACGACCCTGGTGGTAGAGACGATTTTGTACAACAAACAGCAGAACACGAATTAAACGAAGGCACAGGAAACTTATCAGGAAATAATTATATTGCAGACCAAAGTAATTGGACTGGTACTATGAAAGCTGAATATGATCGTTTGAAAAGAAGGGGATATGACGATCAATATATAGATCTACACTTTGCACAACTAGGTTTAGTGTAATGGAAAAAGACAAGAAAATTAAGAAGGTTATGCGAGAGTTTAAAAATAAAAAATTAAACATTGGCAAATCTAAAAAAAAGGTTAAGAATAGGCGCCAAGCTATCGCTATAGCTCTAAGCGAAGCTGGTAAAAATAAAAAGAGGAGGATCACATGATTCAAGACTTAAGAGACACAATCGTAGACAAATGGAATGATATGTCTGTCAAATCAAAATTGATTGGCGCGGCTATCGTTATCGTAATCGC